CTGTAGGCGGCGACATAAAGCGTGCCTGCTGGCGTGTAGGGAACGCCACAGAAAACATGCTGCACCACTGCGTTCTCAAGATAATCGGTGTAGGAGCCGGCCATCAGTAGGACCTCGACCGAATCTTAACAACGCCGCCGCTAAACTCCTGCCGGGAGTTGGCCAGCACCAGACTATCCATCGCAGCGCCCAACAGGCCGCGCCACGTTTCGATGCGGCCGTCATCGCGCAGGTATGGCGCGCTTGCGATGAGCGACGCCCACAGATAGATGTCCGGGTGCGCGGTCAGTAGCCAATTGGTCGTGTTGGACTCGGATAGGGTCGGCGTTTTGCCGTAGTAGATCATCTCCGCGGTCTGCGCGGAGTCTGGCGCCGGCAGCACCTCCATCGAGGCGCCGACGACAGAAAAATATCGGGGCGTGCCGCTGGTCGGGTAACCTTGGCTCTTTTTGAGCTGCATCTCTTCCTGCGTCAGGAATTGCAGCTTAGTGACCGGGCTGGTGCGCAGGTACAGCGTCGTCATCCCGAGGTAATCGAGCGGCAGCGTGGTGTACTGCGAGTCGATTGTGGCGTCCGCGCGGACGACCATTGGGCGGATTCGCATGTCGCGGTTTAGTCCGGCTTCGGCGAGCTGGATAAACGTCGGGATCTGATCGGTGAGGTCGGTCCGGTTAAGCCAGTCCGCTACCGCGGCTTTAAGGGTCGCGTAGTTGGTGATCACACGCGGCCCCGCCAAATCCGGAAGCAGTCGTTTTGCGGGTCATTTAACCAGCGCTTCACCGCGGCCGGGTCGTTCCAGCTACCGTCGCGCATCATCTGCTCGACGATCACCATCGGGATTTCGGCCACGGGTTTCATCTCAGAATCCCATTTACCGTGGTCCTGACGAGCTCGCGCGAAGTCGATGATCGGCGCTACATCCTGCTGCGAAACGTGGACCACGCGGCCGTCCTCGTGCGCGTCGCTGACCAGCGTTTTTGCGGTTGTCGCTGTCGTTTCGAGTACCGTTTTCATGTGCCCCCCATAAAGGCTCGGGGGCGTTGCCGCCCCCTTGCCATCACCAGTCTTAGGTCGTGGTCAGGTCCGCGATCACACCGTGCGCCGCTTCGTTGCGCATTTCGAGACCGTACTCCACCACGATCATTTCCGTTTCCGCGTCGCCGATTTTAGCAATCGGGGTGCGCTGGAAGTTGCGGAAGTAGCCCACCGCCGCGTAGCTCGGGTCGAGCAAAAACGCGGTGCGCTCACGCTGCCAGCGGTTGGGGACCACTTTGAGGTCACCAAAGTCGGAAGCGTAAATCGTCGCGGACTGCAAGATGGTGCTCGGGGACACAACCTGCTGCGAAGTGCTGCGGCCGGTAAATGCCGAGACCTTCATCTTGTTGACCGGGCCAACCATCAGCAGCGTGGGCTCCGCGCCGTTGATGTAGCAGGTCTGCAAATTGCCTTTGAGCAGCGTCTCGTCCAGCGCACGCTGGGTGCCGTCCGTCGCGGCCGTGGAGGTGGACCCGCTGGCACCACCGACGCCGCGGCTAGCGTTGGTCGACAGCCACGATTCAATCGCGCGCGTGAGGCGGGCCGTGGTCGTGTTGCCGGAGTTAGACGCCTGATTTGCAAGCAGGGACTTCTCCATGTCGCGCTTGAGCGCTTTGCTTGAGAGCGCCATCTGGTGCGCCATTTCGCTGTTGCGGCCGGCGCTGTTCATCGACTGCTGCGAGCCGGTGACGGTAGCGTCGCGCTTCTGGATCTGGCAGATGTTAGAGGCGCGAACGGTAGCGGTGGCGGCGCTGCGGCTCAATTCAAAACCTTCCAGCTCGGCCGTGGTGGAGACGGCGGGCAGGTTTTCAGTCTGCCAATCGAAAGTCACGTTGGAGACATTGCGGCGACCGACAGCCGTAACGAACGGGGTGTCGGTCGGGTCAATGTTGTAGATCATGTCCGAGAGGTCCTCGCGGTTCCCCTTGGCGGTGTAGGTCGGAAAAGCATTCGTGACGATAGCCATTTTAATTACCTCGAAAGTAGAGCTTCAAAAGCGCTCGCGGCATCGCGGACGCTCCCAGTTTTTGCAAGACGCTGTTTCGCGCGCGTCAAATCGCTCACCGACTTCGGCACGGTATTCGCCGCCCCGGGGCGCAGCACGGGCGCAGCTTGGCGCTGCACCGGCTTCACCTGTCCGGCTCGGTTTTGCAGTTGGTCGAACAGCATGGCTTTGCGCAAGATGGCCACCGAACGGTGGTCCACCAGACTCTTCAGCTCATCGGCGTGGAAGCCGTTCTGCTGGCCATACGTCAGCAACGCATCGCGCTCCTGTTTCGCGGTCTCCGGGTTCTTCCACTCAGGGACTACGTTGAGAAGCGCCTCTCGCTCCTGCATCAAGACAGACTGCATGTGCTGGGCTTGCTCAAATTGGGCAATCTCAGCCAGCCGGGTCTGTTCCTGCTGGATCGAATAGAGCTGCTGCTGCCGTCGCTGTTTCTCGGCCCATTGCACGCTGTACTCGATAGGGTCGTCGGCGCGAAGCCGGTCCCAGTCGGGTTCCGCGGGCGTGTTGGCCTCGACCTGCTGCTGTAGTGCGTTGAGCAGGTGCGCGTATTGTGCGCGCTCCGTCCGGACCTGATCGAACTCG